GCTAGAGCGAAAGCTAAAGCTATTTCTGCAAGGAATAAAAAATGAACTGCCCAACCGCAACCTATGACATTAAGTTCAACCTAAAGAATCGTAATTGGGCGATCAAGAATGTTGACTATGGTCCTGCTAACCCAGAAGAAGATAACGAAGAGTACTGGCAGAACCTTGCTGATATGTGGACAGTATCTATTGATGAAGTTCAAGAGATGCGTTGCGGTAACTGCGCTGCCTTTATACAAACCCCTGAAATGCTTGACTGCATTCTGAAAGGTATTGATGAAGAAACTGATGGCTTTGCTAAAGATGTCCAAGGTGCGGCAAATCTTGGTTATTGCGAGTTGTTTGACTTTAAGTGTGCTGGCGCACGTACTTGTTCAGCATGGCTATCTGGTGGCCCAATAACCAAGAAAATGACCAAGAATCAGCAGAATATGTTGATGATGGCTAAGACCGAATACAACATGGAAGATGAGGGAGAAGAATAATGGAAGCCTTTTTAGCCGCATTGATGGAATCTTTAAAGGGTGGTGCTGCCGAAGGCGTTATGTCCGAAGCAGTTGCTGGTGGTGGCATGGCTCCTCCAACTGGCATGGAAAGTCTTGGAAGTACTATTGGTGGGATGGGCAACCAAGCCATTTCTCCTCCCATGGAAGCCTACAATACATTTACCAATCCTAATGCTACATCTGGCGATATGTTGTCAAGCGCATACAAATATTCGTTTAGCCCACAAGGTCAACAAGATGAGCAAGTGATGGCCCCCCAACAATTTAGTATGGGCGGTGGCGGTATGGCTAACAACTATGTTGGTGGCATTCCATCACTACTCCAAAGTTATGGTGGAGCATCACAGGGACTTCTTCCCTACATTGGCTCACGATAAGGAATAAAAATGAACAACGAAAACCCAATGTTGATGGCTGAAACCTTACAAGGTGAGATGCAAGAAGATGAGGTAATGTCTGAAGAACAACTTCAAGGCGTTATTTCTGCTGAAATTTATGATGCTATTTCTTTCATAGATGATGACATTGGTGGCAATCGTGCATTGGCTACTGAGTACTACTATGGACAACTCTTTGGCGATGAAGAAGAAGGCCGTTCACAAGTGGTATCAATGGATGTACGTGATACTGTACAAGGCATATTGCCAAGCCTGATGCGTATCTTCTTTGGCCCAGAGCGTGTGGTTGAATTCGCACCCCAAGGACCAGAAGATGTTCAGAATGCTGAACAAGCTACAGACTATGTAGACTTTATTTTCAAGCGTGATAACCAAGGTTTTAAGATTCTCCACTCGGCATTTAAGGATGCTTTAGTACGCAAAGTCGGTATTGTTAAGTACTGGTGGGATGAGTCTGTAGAAGTTAAGGCAGAGTCTTTCTCTATGCTTGATGAGCAGACAATGATGTTCTTGACTCAAGACCCAGACATTGAGATTTCTGCAGTGCGTGAGTATCCAGTGCCTGGCACTCAGCCAATGAATGATGCCCAAGGCATTATGACTCCTCCTCCCATGATGTACGATGTGGAGATCAAGCGCAGAATTAGGTCAGGCAAAGTAAAGATTGAGGCATTACCCCCTGAAGAGTTCCTGATTGACCGCAGAGCAAAGTCCATTGATGAGGCTACTTTTGTAGGCCACAGGGCTATGAAGACTGTTTCCGATCTAGTCGCAATGGGTTATGACTACGATGAGATGGTTGAGGTTGCAGGTAATGGTAATGACTTTGATAACAACGAAGAGTATCAAGCACGTAACCCATTTGCCGTTATCAGTACTGCAAACAATGGTGATCCATCTAGCAAGAGTGTTCTCTACATTGAAGGCTACTTAAAGGTAGACTTTGATGGCGATGGCATTGCTGAGATGCGTAGGATCTGCACAGTAGGTACAGGCAACAAAGTTATCCGCAATGAAATTGTTGATGGCAGACAATTTGCCGACTTCTGCCCAGATCCAGAACCCCATACCTTTTTTGGTATGTGTCCTGCTGACGTAGTGATGGATATTCAGCGTATCAAGTCCAATGTCCAACGTGGCATCCTAGACTCTTTGGCTCAGTCGATCCATCCACGTACAGCCATCGTAGAAGGACAAGCCAACATGGAAGACGTCCTTAATACAGAAGTTGGTGCTGTAATTCGCATGAGAGCGCCTGGTATGGTTCAGCCGTTTACAACTCCATTTGTTGGTCAGGCAGCATTCCCAATGCTTGACTACTTGGATGACATTAAACAGACCCGTACAGGCATTTCTAAAGCCGCCTCTGGCTTAGATGCAGACGCATTGCAAAGCACCACCAAAGCCGCAGTGTCAGCGACTGTTAATGCCGCCCATCAGCACATTGAGATGATTGCCCGTATCTTTGCTGAAACTGGTTTGCGTAAACTATTTACTGGCATCTTGAAACTCGTTATTGAGAACCAAGATAAAGCCCGTATGGTTCGTTTGCGTAATACATTTGTGCCTATTGACCCCCGTTCTTGGGATTCCAATATGGATGTAATAGTTAATGTGGGCGTGGGTGATGGCACTCTTGAAGACAGAATTAATGTCTTGAGCCAAGTTGCTATGCGTCAGGAAATGTTGATTAAAGAAACGGGACCTAATAATCCTGTTGTTACTTTGCCACAGTACACAAACACATTAACCAAGATGCTTCAGTTGGCGGGTATTAAGGATTCACAGAATTACTTTAACCAGTTGCCTGTTGACTTCCAATTACCAGAGCCACCCCCACCAAAGCCATCTCCAGAGGAGGTGCTTGCTCAAGTCCAAGCTCAATCGATTCAGGCTGATATTGAAAAGAAAGCCGCTGAATTGGATTTACAGCGTCAGAAAATGATTATGGATGATGATCGTGAGAGAGATAAAATTGAACAAGATGGTATTTTGCGTAGATATGAGCTAGAATTGAAATATGGTGTACAAATTCAAAGTGCGGAAATTAATGCCGCAATGAATACAGACCGAGAATTAATCCGACAACAAGCTGCAATGAGTCAAGTGCCTCAACAGCCCCAACCGATGATGTAAATGGATGATCTAGAAATTAACCTCGCAAGAGGAGACAGAGCAAGACTTCTACTTGAGGATGAACTTCTCAATGAAATGCTCAAAAGAATTGAAGACGATTGTTATCGTGAGATTCGTTCTTCCAAACTAATGGAAGGACCAGTTAGAGAGCAAGCTTACTTGCTTCTGACAACAGTTGATATTCTGAGAGCAAAGTTACGCTCTGTTATGGATACAGGCAAGATGGCAGAAGTTGCCCTTGTTCGTAGGCGTGGAAGACCGCCTAACAAATGATTGTTAAACTAAGAGGTGAATATGTCCGATAACGCAAACGCAGTCGGTTCGATTACAGTTAATCAAGCAGCGCAAAGTTTTGCTACTATGCTAGACACTCTAGAGGGTGTTGACACTGGTGCAGAGGCGCAACCAGAGGAGGGGCAACCCGAACCTGAGTCTGATGGAGTGGAAGCTACGGAGACGCAAGACGAAGTAGTGGAAGCTTCAGAGGAAGTAGAAGGCGAAGACGAAGAGTACGAAGAAGAAGCTCCTAGGGATGAGAAGTTTGTCGTCAAAGTTGATGGCAAAGAAATCGAAGTCCCCAAGGATGAATTGATCCGAGGTTATCAACGTGAAGCTGACTACACACGGAAAACGCAGAAACTAGCAGAAGAGCGCAAATTAGTCGAGTCTGAGTTTCAGCAAGTACGTGGAGAGCGTGAACAATACTCTCAGATATTAGGACAATTACAGCAGAAACTGCAAGAGCTTCAGCCACAAGAGCCTGATTGGAATCGTTTAGAAGTTGAAGACCCAACTGAGTATGCCCGTCAATGGACATCACATCAGCGTAGGCAACAACAAGTATATGCGGTACAAGCAGAGCAAGAGCGTCTGAATCAAATGCGTCAAGCTGAACTACAAAAGACGATGCAACAAATCATGGCTACCGAGGTGTCTCGGTTGAAAGAGAAAATTCCAGAATGGAGTTCTCCTGAAAAAGCCAAGGCAGAAGGCAAAGCTTTGTTAGAGTATGGTCAGAATTTAGGCTTTTCAGAGCAGGAGCTGAACGGCATTACGGATTCACGGGCATTGCTTGCACTCCATAAGGCGTGGAAGTATGACCAGATGATGAGTAAGCGTCCAGAATTCCAAGCAAAGATTAAAAAAGCCCCGAAGATGGTCACTCCTGGTTCAGCAGGTAGCGTGAGTTCTAAGTCGAGTGATATAAATAACGCAAAAAAGCGTCTTGCACAAACTGGAAGCGTCAGAGATGCCGCATCCCTTTTCGAGAAATTTATTTAAGGAATTATCATGGCTGCTATTAC